TTTTATCAATGCGACAGATAACAAGACAATCCTTTCACAGTCGTACCGGTTGCCTCGGGCCGTTTGGTCTTTGTCTCAGCAGGTTGTAAAGCGGATCGACAACCGGATTGAGAAAGAGTTTCTACCCATGGAGGAAGAAGGCTTGGTTGAATACCACCTAAGCCGGCACACAATTCCGTACCACAAGGGTTCGTGGACAATCATGGCTAGGACCAACAGTTTTGTGCGTGAGTTTGCAGAGTCTTTAAGGGAAGACGGATACCTGTACAGTGTTAAGGGTCGGCCTTCTATCAACCCAGATGCAGTAGATGTGATCGTTGCTTGGCGTGATCTGCAAGCAGGTAACCCTCTGTCGTTGCGCCGCGTAAAGAAGATGTATGCGTCTGTACCAAAGCAGGGGGACTATGCTGTTGTAAAGCGGGGCTCTGCTAGATTGCTAGACGCTGCGGATCCAGAAGCGATGTTGGATTACGAAACCTTGGTGCGTGATTATGGAATGATTGCTCCGTTATATACGGATGCGATGGATGTGGCACGGTTTGGTAAAGAACAGAAGCTATACGTCCGGTCAATTGAAAGACGAGGGGAAGACATCACCCAACCCCCTCGCCTTAAAGTATCAACTTTTCATGCCATGAAGGGAGGAGAAGACGATAATTGCGTAGTGTACCTAGGGATACCAAGAGTGTGCGCTCAAAGCAAACATCCAGATGACGAACATCGGGCATTCTATGTGGGCATAACACGCGCCCGAAAGGAATTGCACATACTAGATACAGATAAGAGGTATAAGTACCAGCTATGAATAGAGAAGATTTAATAGACGATGCGTGGAGCAAGATCAACGGGGATCGGGAAAAAGAATACGGCGATGTATATAACAGTTTCACCACCATATCTTTGGGATGGGACATAATTACGAAGAACGCTCTCGCCACGCATGGGTGTGTAAGCCCAATGCATGTTGGTCTGATGATGGATTGGCTGAAGACGAGCCGGCTGTTGGTGAACATAAACCATGAAGATTCGTGGATCGATAAGATTGGGTATTCCGCCCTGTCTGCGGAGGTTGCAGACCAGTATAATGATTGGGAGGAAGAGGAGGAAGACAAGTCATTAGAAGAGTATCTTCAGGAGGTTCCACCAGAAGGAGTGGTGGTGGAGGTAGAGGAAGAGGAAGAGCCTCCTGTTTGGGATGGTACAATTCAAGATGTGGAAACAAAGAAATGGGTGAATGAAGCAACGAATTATGCCAAAGAGTTTGCCGAGCGAGAAAAGAAATACTTGGCTGAAAAAGGTGTTCTTGAAGTTTATAAAGAGCTTTTAAAGATTGCTACGTTGGACGAATTAGATGCCATGGCGAAGTATATTCCTGAACCTAGGCCCATGACCCGCAAGCGTTTTGCCGCATACCTAGAGCCTGGGCTAAATGCTTTGTTCGGCACTGAGTATGAGCCATATGTTGGGACAAAGACATGTCAGAAGATTGATGGTCGAAACGGCAAGCCTTGTGGGCTCCCGTTAGTTGGCAGACAAAAGAAGTTCTGTAGTAAGCACGTTCCAAAGAGTACCAAAGCAGCAAGGAAAGCCTATGGCAAGAGATCGAAAAGACAAGTCAACGATCAACTATCTTGATCGGATGGACATTGACCGGTTAGATCCTGATTGGAACATACCAACAGAGTACCCTGATCTAACAGGATACAAGTCTATCGCAGTTGATTTGGAAACAAGCGATCCAAACCTCAAGTCTCTCGGACCCGGTTGGGCCCGAGGGGATGGTTTCATCGTGGGCATTGCTGTAGCTGCGGGGGATTACAAAGGCTACTTCCCCATTCGCCACCAGAACGGACACAACCTAGATCCCAAGATGACCATGCGGTGGTTTGCAAAGCAGATGGATACTCCGCGGATCGACAAGATCATGCACAACGCCACGTATGATGCCGGTTGGTTGCAAGCGGAAGGCATCGAGATAAAGGGTCGGATCATTGATACCATGATTACCGGCGCCATTGTGGACGAGAACCGGTTTTCCTACAGCCTTAATAATTTAGGCCGTGATTGGATCGACATGCGTAAGGACGAGAAGGCTCTTCGCGCAGCGGCCCGTGATTGGGGGTTTGATCCTAAGTCCGAGATGTGGCGCCTACCTCCGATGGACGTTGGACCCTACGCGGAACAGGATGCTTTAATGACGCTCAAGCTATGGGAGCGGTTGAAGATAGAGGTAGAGAAGCAAGACCTCTGGGCCATATGGGAACTGGAAACAGGGCTCATTCCCCTCATGCTTAAAATGAAAACAAACGGTGTTCGGGTCAACACAGACCAAGCAGAGTTAGTGCGGAAAGAACTGAAGGGCCGCATCAGTGGGCTGAAGAAATCTATTCGTAATGAGACAGGTGTGGACCTTGAGCCATGGGCCGCGGCCTCTGTTCAGAAGGTGTTTGATTCACTGGGCTTGGAGTATGCACAGACCGAAGCCGGCAATGCTACCTTTACCAAGCAGTTTCTAAACATGCACCCTCACCCTGTAGCACAACAGATCGTTAAGCTGCGGGAGTTTGATAAGGCCGACAGCACGTTCATCGACACCATCCTGCGTCACTCACACAAGGGCAGGATCCACTGCGAGTTTCACCAACTCCGGAGCGATGACGGAGGTACAGTTACGGGTCGTTTCTCATCGTCCAACCCTAACCTCCAGCAAATTCCTGCACGGGACAAAGACATTAAGAAGATGATCCGCGGATTGTTTATCCCCGAAGACGGATGCAAGTGGGGTTCGTTTGATTACTCTAGCCAAGAGCCACGGTTGTTGGTTCACTTTGCGGCTAGCTTGAATGACGATCACCGGCATCAGATGGTGGATGGTATTGTTAATGAGTGGCAAACCAAGGACATTGATCTGCACCAGATGGTTGCTGACATTGCCGGCATTGATCGGAAGTCTGCAAAGACTGTGAACCTAGGGATTATGTACGGCATGGGTAAGGCCAAGCTAGCAGACCAGTTGGACATCAGCGTAGCCGAGGCCACCACACTGCTTCAGACGCACCAGAGCAAGGTGCCTTTCGTTAAGGGGCTAGCAGAGATTGCAAGCACTCGCGCCTCTCAGCAGGGCTCTATACGCACTCTACTGGGCCGTAGGTGCCGGTTTGATCTGTGGGAGCCTAGAACGTTTGAATACAACAAGCCACTAGCTCTAAAGGAAGCACAAGAGAAGTACGGGATGTACCTGCGGAGGGCGTTTACATACAAGGCTCTGAACAAGCTGATCCAAGGATCCGCTGCGGACCAAACCAAGAAGGCCATGGCTGATTGCTATGCCGAGGGATTAGTTCCTATGCTCACGGTCCATGATGAACTATGCTTCTCTGTAGAAAGCCAAGAGCAAGCCTCTAAGATTACCGAAATCATGGAGACAGGCTTATCACACATACTCAAGGTTCCGTCTAAGGTAGACGAGGAACTCAAGGACAACTGGGGAGAGATAGAATGATGGAAGAGAAGATTGATACCGTAGGTTTTAAACAGATGCATCCCATGCAGGTTCAAGCCCTGCTGAAAGTGGTGGAGAGAACCATGCGCCTTGCTGTCTGTTCAGACGATGACGATATCATCGAGGACGTAACTGAACACGTTAACGATATGATCCAGTTGTTCGGTGGCCTTGGTGTGAAGGTCGATGTTATGGATTAAGCCGGCGCTGTATCTCTTGGTCCTGCGGGTTAGGTAATACCGTGGGGCCTGGGGGCAGGGTGGGTAGTGTTGGTAGGTTCGGAGGTCGTGATGTTAATCCAGGGGGAAGTGTCCTTCTCAACCCTGGAGGAAGCGGGGCAGGAGCCGAAGGTTCTGGTGTATTTGCAGGAGAAGGGCTTGGGTCTATAAGAGGAATGTAAGTGCTTTCCACTGGGTCAGGGGCCAACGGAATTTTGTAAGCCTCTTTACGCATTCTTTTAATTTCTGGAAACGCTGCTTTTAATTCATCCAGAGTACCGGCTCTAAAAGACTTCTGTTTAGAAGTCTTGCTTATATTGAATGGTTGAAACAACCCTCTCATGACACCATCAATTCCGCCTATTTTATTTTCCTTAAATACTTTAGAAATTTCTTTTTTGCTTAGTCCTAAAGTTTGTGCGTCTTCTAAAACTTGGTAATACTCTTTATCCACTCTAAGTTTCGCTGCATTTGCATCTGCGTAAGCATTGATAAATGTATTACGGTCCGCATTTGCATCATCCGTTACTGTGTTAAACATTCTTTTTGCATCTGTTTGCGCTCGACTCATCCTAGTAGCTGCAAACTTCATGCTTCTTTTAGGGTCAAATTCAAAACTAGAGAACCCAGTTAACCGAGCTAACTGACCCGCAGCGGTGCGCTCCCTGCCCAGTTTGTCTTCTGTGTCAATCAACCCTGTCTGCCCCAAAGTTCCTCGGAGAAACTGGCTTGGTTCAAACCTACCGGCAGTAACTTGAACAGGAATTACGTTAGGCAACACCGTTTCAAAAATATGGTTAAAAGATTTAACCTTCTTCACCCAATCAGTGTCTTCAGGATTAAATATTTCTGCACCAGTAGAGGTTCTACCTTTGCCTTGATAAATATCAAGCAATGCCTCGGTGAGCATTGACTGAGACATGAACGGGCTAAAGAACTCTGTAATACTTTGATCAACAGCGTTAGCCATGATCTCATCAACAGGCTTATCTAATTTTCCATCTGTGCCAATCGAGTTGTTTGCTGCCGTAATCATTCTGTACAGAGTGTCATACGGATTAGACGTACTTAGATTTACATATGTTAAATTGCCTTCTTCGTCCTTGCCTACAGGAGCTAGCATTGCTGCCTTCTCCCATGTTGGAGAAAACGAACGTTGATATGCTTTCATTTCATCTCGACTAACACCAGACACTGCATATGCAAAACCTAACATAGCTTGCGGAAGAACCGCGGTTGTTCCCATGAACCCCAACATGCGGCGTTGTCCAATAGCTCTTACTCCTGCAATGTCAGAGTTTATTTCGTCCAACGCTTGTTTCAGAGTGTTAGCCCCTGTTCTATATATTTCGTATGGAAAAGTAACGAAGTTACCAACAGGCAATCTTCTCAAGGCTCTTATTGCCAAAGGAGCTTTGTTGTAGTTGGGAACGGTGTCTCTAACAATTTGTCCAGCGCGGTCTTTAATTAACTCATCTACAAGATTTAAATCATCAATTGTTCCATCTCGGTTAGACCTTCTAGCCTTTAAGGGCATACCGTTTTGAATAGCAGTTGCCTTTTCCAAGTCTATATCTGTCATGTTTTTTGTTAAGTATTTTATTTTTTCTTCATCGGTCAGACCGTTAAGCGCAGTTCGCAATTTGTTTTTCTCGAACTGATAATTGTACGCTTTAAAAACATCATCAGATCCTTGGTATGCCTTTTCAAAACCTCGTAATGCCTTGCCACCACCTCGGGCTAACTTTGAATCTGCAACCTTTGCTCCAAGTTCCTTTCCTAAAAAGGCTTTACCCAAAGCCTCTGCGGCGCTCTTTGGTTGATCAGCCGTTTCTAAAAAGTCACCCTTACGAATTAAATCCTGAATTTCTTTTAGCTCTGTGTTAGTTCCAACAACACCTCTGTCGCTCATTTCGTCAATCAGTTTGGAGTAACTTTCGTTTCCTCCCGCCGTTGCATCATCAAACACCATCTTTATTGAATCAAAGAGGTTGGCTCCTCGTCCAATATTACCTTGAGACAGAGCAAACATTGTTGCTGTAGTGAAGTTTCTGATCTGTGTGATTGGAGACAAAACAGTTTTAGAGTATTGAGACACACCCTTTGCTTTTAGAAAAGACCCGTACAGTCTTCTAAGACCCCCCGCGTAAGCATTCTCATCCGGTACGATAAAATTACTCAAGTCTTTATGTATTCTACTGGGAACAATTATCCCGTTAAGACTGCCCCAACCAGATCGGTCAAGTGCTTCTGGTCCTGCCTCAGATTGAATAGACCCCCGCAAAGTGCTAGGTGCTTTAGTGCTTCCAAGTTCTACATACTTACCACTGTCTACCATTTCTTTTAGCTGCGAAGGTGTGTAGCTCGTATTCTTAGGGTTTATAAAAAACTTTCCTATGCCTTCGTTGTTGTCTGCCATGTTTTTAACAGTGCCAAAGAAATCATCTACAGCAGTAAATTGAGCTAAGTCTGATATAGTTCCAAGGTAAGCCTCTTGCGGATCCTTAACCTCTCCTAACAAGGCGCGTAATGTTCTGTTTATTCTTTGACGTTCAACAAACATACCAGTGTTCAACCGGTTCTTTGCTACAAACCCAGCCTGTCTAGTACCTTCCCTGCTTGCCTTTAACTTATGTCTCTTTAAGAAACTTTCTTGGGCTAACTTTGCTGCATCGTCATTTACTGCGCCCTCTAATTTTATTTTTTTACCGTCACGGATTGCTCCAATACCACTCAAGGTAGCGTCATCCAGAGCATCTGGATTATAACTTTCTAGTTTGTTTAGTTCAAACTCAACGGACTTGGAGTTTCCTTTGTAAAATTCTCTTGCAGCATTAATTTCTGTTTCACCTGGAGTAAACAGATCATCCTCATAAATGCGATATCGGCGTCTTAGATACCCTCCGATGTTGTCTTGAATAACATCGGTTACTCTGCGTTGAGTTTTAGCATCAATGTAATCAGCATCTTTTAAGAAAGAACTATTTAAAACAGTGTTTGTTAATTCATCAACATGTCCTCTCATTTGCTCTACATCTGGTCGCAACTCTCTAGGGACAATGCTTAACAGCCTGTCTTTCTCTTTTTGTTGAGCGGCTGTTTTTATGGGGGCAGTAACATATTCATTAATTTGGTTAAGCAAAACATCGCGCTCTTGAGCGGTGGCTTCATCTGAGCCTTTAAGTACGCTATCCAAATTTGTATTTAAACTTTTAAGGTTTCTCTCTGCTTGTTTTAAAGCAGGCTGAACTCTACTGTCGATCAGAAATTGTCTGGTTGCCACCTCCTCCGGAAGGAAAGATCGAGGCCGAAGACCTGCAACTAATTCCGCAGCAAACTTTTCTGCGGAGTTTAAAGACTCTGGCTCAAACACATACCGGTTTTCTATATCCGCTAATTTTCTTGCTGGAGCTTTTAAAGCATCAAGTGTTGCTTGCCCTGGTGTGGTTTCAGCGGCGCCTTTAGCAATTGTTCCTGCACCTTTTAAAACACCACCAATGACACCGCCAAGGGCGATAGCTTCGGCTCCTACTTTTAACCGGTTTTCAAATCGCCTTGCGGCTTCCGCTCTTCCTTGTAACCCGCTTGTTTGATCCGTTTGTGTATAGCCACCTTCAAAAAAATCAGCGACAGTATTCATCCCGCTGTTTGTTACAACAGCATCAACAAGACCCGCAGCGGATAAATCTTTTGCCACAAGTCCAGTTTTTTCCATGAAGGTCATAGGAACTTTGTCTAATCCACGCGCTTTTCGCGCAGCCATCGCAGCCTTGTGTACGGCTTTACCCGCCAATCCCCCTGGAATTACAAACTGAGTTACAAGTTCTGTGCCCTTACCAATAATACCAGCAGGGTCTATACCGGCAGCATCTCTAATTTCTTCAGCAATTTCGGTAACCGCGCTGGATGTATCCGTGTCAGCTATGGCATCAATGCCCATGCCGGCAAGCTCTCCGATACCTTGAAAAATACCTATAGTCCCTGAAGCAAGCCCCTCAACAAACTCTTGAGGAGCGCCCTCGTATTCTGGGTCTTCTTCTTGTTGTGGAGGTGTTGATGAGAGACCCGGAGGAAGCTCTCTACTTAGGCCCGGAGGAAGCTCTCTACTTAGGCCCGGAGGAAGCTCTCTACTTAGGCCCGGAGGTAAGTCATCAGCCATATTTATTTCCTTCGGCGTCTACGAAAGATCCATCTTCCTGTTTAAAATACTCCGTACCATCATCGCCATAAGCATCAGGTTTGCGGCCTGCCTTACTTGGATCTATTTCGCCTGAAGCAATTTGAAAGGCTTGCAACGCTTGTCTACGTGCGTATTTTTCTTTAGTATCACCTTTTTCAAGGTCCATTTCATCCACCCCTAAACCGGCTTGATAGGCGGCGTTATATGCATCAGTAGGCCTTTGTCCTTTTCTATATGGACTTGATGCCGCGGTATTTGCTGCCTTATATGCAGCAAGTTTCATATCCTGATTAAACTTATAATCTGTCTTCTGCTTATCAGCCTCAAGAGCCATCTGAGTACCTTGCGCTTTGCCCATGGCTCTACCAAAGGCAGACGCGGCTCTGGGATCTTTGTCCGCGGCCATGCCAAAAAACTCCGTAGACTCCGCCATCTTGCCAAGGTCACCCCTAATCTGTTTAACAATTTTAGGTATAGAATCCTTGGTGTTAATCTTAGATAATTTAAGTTCCTTTGCTGCCTTAGCCGCGGCGCCTTTGATGTCCTTAACATCTGGGTCACCTCCAGCTACAGCAACCAGACCTTGCAACGTGGGTTTAGGCTTTATATCCGGATCATCAATGATCCCAATGGCTTGAAGCACGGTCCCTGCTAAGTCACTAATGTCTATGTCAGAAAGGTTTCTTGCTATTGCTTCCTCACCACTTTCCATCGGCCCCATAGGAGTAGTCTCTCCACCTTCCTGCATAGTCTTAACACCAGGGCGCATAGGATTAAGGTTAGGTTGCGGCTGTGGTGCTTGGGCCATCTGTTGTGGAGGAGGGGCCATGGGCATTGGGGCAGGAGCGGGAGGTGGCGCCATCGGCATGGGCATTGGTGCGGGGGCCATGGGCATACCATCGGCTCTTCCCGCGCTCATACCCTTAGCGACATCCATAGGTATGGCTGAGGTTTCCGGTCTGCGAACAGACTTCATCGCTTCATCAATTAAGGGTTGGCTGGATGCAAGTATGCCCGAAGGCTGATCGGCCCTAGCCAGTTGGTTAAGCCGCGTCCGAGCGCCATCTTTGCGTTGAAACAACCTCCGATTAAAGACCTCATTCTGCATAACGTTGATCCCTTAACTATAACCGGAGAAGTTCTGATAGGCTCCAAGTCCCATCGCGTTGCCCATGACAGCGTTAAGTGGGCTGGGTGATGGCACAGTGCTTTGCGTCAATTGTGTTTGACTAGACGGAACGCCACGGAAGATG